ATTTTTTTTATACTATTTTTTAGTTTTGCATTTTCGGTTTCTAGCGCTTCACACTTCTTTTTTAATAATCTGTAATTGAATGTATTGTATTCGTCATTCACCATAACTAAACTGTGAATTTCTTCAACGCTAAACAACAAACCGGGTAGTTTTTCAATAGCATGTATAGTGCCATTATTTTTTAAGTTGTATACCGACGATTTAGAAACGCCCAAAACTTCGGCCACTTCTTCCACGGTATACGTTAGTTTCATAATTCGCTTCCTTTCATCAATTCAGACAAACCACAATTAAAGAAATGTGCGACCTTTACAAGGCTGCTAATGCTTGGCGATTGTTCGCCACTTTTCCAGCGTGATATAACGCTTTCACTAATTCCAGTTTCTTTAGATAACTTATAGGCGGTAACGCCTTGTTTATCCATTAGCTGGAAAATGTTTTTTACTGTTGTTTTTATGGTTTACACCCCCTTATTTAAAATGTTATACTTGCGTTATAGCAAGTAATAAATATCTCACCTTTCACCACTTGCTATAACACGATTGTTTATAAGATTGCTTGCGTTTTCGCAACTACCTTATGGCTTTATTATACGTGCGTTAACGCAAGTAGTCCAATAAACATTTCGTAAATTTTATAAATTTTTATTTATAGTTTGCGGAGGTTAAATATGTTTTACCAAAAATTCTGCGATGCAATGCGTAAAACTGGCGTTTCCATGTATCAAATTTCAAAGGAAACTGGCATTGCTCAAAGTACTATTTCACGTTGGAAAAACCAAAACTCTATACCCAGTTTAAAAACAGTTAAGATTTTGGCTGACTATTTCAACGTGCCAACCTCTTATTTTACTGAGGGCGTAGAGGGAACGCCTAAAGTCAAAAAGCAAGATAATTGTATTGATTTAAAGAAAATTACGGATAATGCTTTAATTTGTTATTATGGTGATCGTGAATTGACGGCATCGCAAAAAGCTAAAATATCCAAAGTATTAAAAGCGGTATTAGACGATTAATAATATTCAAGGGGAATTGTTAGCATGTTCAATATGTGTTCTTTTGTCTTAGATTTGATTAATTCGCACGGCTCAAACGAACCGCGCTATATAGCAAGTAAATTAGATATTAAAGTAATATATAAACCATTGCCGGCTTGCGTTAGCGGCATAATGATTAAACCGGAGATTAAAAAGGCTATTGTTATTAATAGCCGGTTAAGTAGGCGCCAGCAACGTATAGCGCTTGCACATCAATTAGGGCATATATTTCTTCATAAGGATTATGATTTATTTAAGGAAATAGATGCCGATTTACGCAAAAAACTAGAACATGATGCGGATACATTCGCGCATATATTGTTAAATAAAGGGGTATACCATGAGTAAAAAAGATGCAATCAACGTGGCGTTTTATCAAAGTATTCTATATCTTATTATCGGTATGATATTAGGCTTTATGGATTGGAAAGAGCACAGATATATTTTGATGCTTATAGTTGTTGCCCTAACTATCGGCGCACAATTTATAGCAAGTTATTCATTAAAGGAATTAGACGATGCAATGCAATATAACCATAAGAAAAAAGGATAAAGGGTATCAATGTATCGTTTCATACAAGGACGGCAACCGCTGGCGCCAGAAATCTAAACAGGGTTTTGAAACACAAAAGGCGGCAAAAATCCACGCTCAAACGATCATTGATAAATTAAAAAAGACTATCACCGCAACCGATGATAGTCTTAGAAATATAACTCTTATTGATTTTTTTAACATTTACATTAGAGAAAACAAGCCACGCGCATTTAATACATACCGCGCTTATGTGCGTACGTTCGATATATTCAAACCTATATTTAGCGAAAAAATTGCGAATATTACGCCGTATCAAGTGAAACGCATATTAAACGATACAACATATGCAACGGCTTCCAAAAACCTTGCCTTGGGCATAATTCAGCGTTTATTTAGTTATGCGGTATACCAATATAAAATAATTCCTATAAACGAATTAAAAGTTATACCACGTTTTAAAAATAATAAGCCTATTAAAATAAAGGCGTTATCAGATATAGAAATAGAAACATTTTTAAACGCCGTAAAGGATAGAAACTATAAATACTATGTTATATTTTCTATTGCTGCCTATACCGGCATGAGATACGGAGAAATTATCGGCCTTACTTGGGAAAATGTTGATTTGGATAACAACATCATAAACGTAGTGCAGCAATTTGGGGCGATTGATTACAATAAATACGCATTAAAACCGCTTAAATCAAAAAATAGCTATCGGCAACTACCTATACCGCCAGTATTAGCAAGAATATTGAAAGATTACAAAGGAACATATTCAACTGGCCGCCTTTTTAATAATAGAATTAGCAGCAGTTGGGGCGCATCGCAAATAATGAAAAGTTTCTTACCTAATAACTCCATTCATGATCTACGCCATACATACGCAACTAAATTATTATCAAACGGCGTAGATATAAAAACAGTATCCGCCCTATTAGGTGATAGTCTACCGACGGTATTAAAAACATACGTTCATTTTTCAGATGATATGCGACTAAAGGCAGCCGATAAAGTTGCCAATATTTTTGGTTAATTATTTTTGCCGAATTTTTGCCGTTGATATATAAAAGTGCTTTAATTAAGGTATTTTATATGCTTTTTGTTATATCTCATTTATTATATCGTATATGATAATTTTTATCCACGAAATGGCATATTGTAGTTTTTAACTAATTGGCCAAAACAATTTTTAAGAATTTATATCCACAAAATTATATAGTTTATTATGAAATTTTTGCCGTATTTTTGCCGTCAAAAACAAAAAAGAGGGGTACCGCTATGGTACCCCTTTATTATTAGTCTAATTCAACAAGGCGTTTCAATTCGCCGTTTACGAACCACATTTCACAACGTACGTTGTTATGGTCTGTTAGTGTTGCGGTATATAAACCGTCTTTCTTTGGGTTTACTTCTTCCGCGAACATATGAGTTTTGCCTTCAAATGTAAATGTTTTCATAATATTTCCTTTCCAACTGTCAACTAATAGTTTACTGTTGCAATCCGTGCAACTCGGAGATAATCGGATCACCTACCATTTCGCAAATGTATAAAGCGCGCTGGCCCCTTTGAAATGCTTACCGTCAAAATGCGCTAGGCCTTGAAAGTCGCCAGCTTGATAACCTACCGTTTCATATACCTTGCCTGTATCCAGTACAGTAACGCCGCCCATTATGCGATGCGCTTTGTTAAGGTTAATCTTATATACATCAACCTTTTGTTCATCGGTATTTTCAACAACTGCGGTTCTATCGCTTTTTTCTATGGCTTCCTTTGGAATATTAGGCGATTTATCCTTGATAGCGTTTTTTGTTATGACTGCCGCATCATGTAACGTTGGCGCCTGTGTATAATACGTTGCCACAGGTTCAGTACTTTCCTTATAGGAAATAACTTCCGTTGCTTCCTTCGGCGTGATTTTTAATGTATCCGCCATTTTGTGCGGGTTTTTCGCTATGGTCTGACTGATAATAACCGGTTCTTGTAGCTTTTTGGTATGCATCATATTATAGACGAACAGGCCAGCGACTACCACCAGCAGCATAAGCAATGCTACTGTGATAACTGGCAAATACGCTTTTATGAATTTCTTGATAGTATCCATACAATACCCCCGTTAGATAGGCCAATTCAATACTAAATCCGCATCAAATTCCTTACCTTCAATGTTTTCAGTAAATGTATATTGCCACAAATTAGCACCTTCATAATCGCATTGACTATTTAATTGTGCGCACCAAATAGCGCACCCGCCCAACTGGCTAATATCTAATACATTTACAAGCCAGTCGTAACTAGCATATAAGCCGGTATTTACGTAACCAGCTTGCCATAACTTATTAATGAACACGCTGCATATATTAGTTAGTTGCTGGTCTGTTGGCATACCATGTTCTGCTTTGTAGTCGTCAGCATCTTCCATATCGAACCATACGCCCATTGGCAATTTATCAGCAGTTAAGCCGGCATCACTTAATGTATTTAGTATAAATTCGGCTTCATCTGCTGCATGTTCTTCGTTCATGGCATAGGAATAATGGTATACGCCAACTGCTAAACCGGCATTAATAGCACCGTTAATATTGTTATAGAATTCACTATCTAAATTACCACGGCCATAACCGATGCGAATGATCGCGAAATCAAACCCATTAGCCTTGACCGCGCCCCAGTCAACTACGCCGTTATTTTCGCTTACGTCAATACCTCTCATGGTACCCCCTTATAATTTCACCTTGTTTTCAATTTTTGTTCGGATTAAATCAAGGAATTTACCTAGCATAGCATTTCCGCCGTCGCGTAGGTTTTCCATAATAGATAGGAATTCACAGGAACCCAAATATAACCAAACCAACGATACTGCAAATTGTTTTTGCCCGCTCATTTCATCGAATAATACGGCCGCCATTGTAGCCGCTACATATGTTAGGATTTTAAATACAAACCCTTTTCGCATGTATCGGCTGGAAATTAGGCCCTTTTCAAACGCCAACGGTATTGCACGGTACTTTTCCCATACGGCCATTTGGTCTTTATCGTATCCGTATTCATCAATTAACATTTGATAGGCAATAGCCGCCCATTTAGTGAAAAGGTCGATGAATACCAATAAAATAAACACGCCCAAAATCTGGACGTGTTTAATTCCAATTACCCATATAGCAACGGCTGCCGCACCGCTTAATATTGCTTTCAATACAAAACTATCTGTTAAAGAGTTCCAACCCTCAACAAAAAACTTCAAAATAAACTCCATTATGCGCCCCTTATTTAACCTTACCTAAACCATAAACGCTGCGCGCTATATTGGCTTTTCTCATATTGATTTTGTCTAATTGTTCCCTCTTTTGTTCGCCGCTCATGCGTTCATTATTAATGATCGCTTTAGATGCTTTGTTCAAACCTTTTAGGCTATCACTTGCATTTTTGAGTTTTGCGAATTCTTTGGCATCGTATCCGTCTGGCCGTTGCCCTGTTAACTTGAACGCGTTATGCAACTTTTCTTGTTCCTTATAATCATCATATACACGTTGTACGCTATTCGATGATTGATAAGGTGCCGCGGTAAACCCTCTTAACCCCGGCGCTTCGTACCATTTTTTAGATGCGTTATTTTCTTTTGCACCAGTAGCCGCATCAATGCCGCTTAAACCTAAATCAGCAAGGCCGCCGCCGTACCCTCTTATTGTATTATCTACAATATACGGCGAAACGTTGATTTTATCGCCTACGAATTTTGCAACTTCGCTTGTATTAGCGCCATACTGTAAATGTGCCGGTAAATTTTCTTGAGATTGCGGAATAATATTCCGTTGTCTGAATAAAGAGTAATTCGTCATAGCTTCAACAACCGGTATCATAGCCGTAGGCATAAAGCTAGGTGCAAGGCTATCTATTACCCTATCGCCGAAACCTTTAAAACCTACGCTTTTACGGTTGTTTTTTGCATCGTCAAAATACTGTAACATACGTTCAAACGATGTACCGAATAACACGCCAACTTCAAATGGCTTAGGAACACGATACATATTTTCTTTACCCGGAATAATCCAGAATGTATCTTTTTCCCATTGTGGTAACTCTTGGTATCGTTCATCATCTTTATTCATGTACCATAGCAAAACACTTGGTAATGTGATATATAGCATAGTTTTAACAGTCATACCGCGCGGGTCTTCTTTAAAAGCACGCGCCATTTTGTCGGCGCCTTGAATTGTTGCGTTAAAGAATGCTATTACTTGATTTGCTTTTTTAGTATGCGAACCTCTACGGCTAAAATCTAGCGTTATATCACGGCTTTCAAGCGCCGCTTCCCTTGCAGTTAAAGGCTTTCTATCTTTCCCAAATAGGCGATTACCAACCCCAGTATAACCCTTTCGTGCATTATCAAATTCCGCCAATCGTGTTGCCATTTCTGTTGCTTCACTCATGGCGCGCAATACTTCAATAGGGTTTTTAATCAACTTAGTAGCCTTACTTTCACGGCTCATAATATCGCGTAATTGGCCGCCTAAATAGTCGCGGTCTAAGGAAACCATTGCCGCATGTGCCGCGCCAGATTTCATATATTCCCAGTATAAATCGCCTTTTTTAAGGAATAGCGATAACCCTTTAAAAGTATCGACTACAGGAATAAACCCATGTTTGGAATAAATAGATGCGCCTATCATATCGTGTACAGGGTTTCGCAAGATAAATTCCGGTGATAATGTAGCACCAGCGCGTAACCAGTTAGCCGGATATGACAAGATTTTAGCAACCATATTGGATTGGTCTTTATCTAACATGCGCATCGTTTGAATAAGTTCCGGCGTTGTTTCATACGTTACTTTTTCGCCGTTTTCCCAAACATTAAATGTATTATCTGTTGCCGCTTTGTTACCGTTTACACGTTCCACTATTTGCCCTACGCCGTTTTTATCGGCAAGTTTTGCAAATGTACGCCCAACGTGATTTCGTTCTACCGCGTTATAGAATTGGAACGTATTCTTTACGATGCTTTCCAACGGATCAATAATATCGCGCGTACTACCTTTAAAACGTTTTACCGGACTAGATACATCAACAAAACCCTTGCCGCCAGATAAAAACGATTGCATGCCAGCATCTGACATGTCGCGGAAAAATGGAATGTAATGCGGGTACATTTTGCGCATTGCATGATATGCCTTGGCCGTTAGCATGCCCTCTTTAACTAACATCTGTAACATATAATCTTGATACTTATATATTGCAACTGCTGCCTTTTGAAAGCGTTCATTTCCGGCGTGCTTACCTAATACGGCAGCATCTTCGGTATAATCAAACGTTGCTTTTTGTTTGTTTTTGTGTAGGTCTAAATCGTGCAAGGCTACAAGATATGCGGAGAATTCCTTATGTTCCTTTTCGCCTATACCTTTCAAAATGTCTTTTAACGATTTAATACCATGTTCCGGTGCGCCGTGTTCAATAAGCGTTTCAGCTTTACCAACCCAGCCACGCGCTAACCACGCTTGCATATACGGATTATCATCAAAGGCAATTTTTTCGCCTGTTTGGCGTTCGACTTCCTCAACTAAATCCTTCAACGGGTTCAATTCATCAACGGCTTTAGTGTATACATCATTTAACGCTTTTTTAATTACGTCTTTAGCTTCGCCACGCTTAACCGCATCAATGGCTTGGCTTACTTTACCTTTACTTTCAAACGAAATACTACCTTTGATACGTTCCGCCCCGCCTTGACGGTGCCATTCATGAACCAGTTGAGATAATTTATTTGTAATACCGTTTAATTCCGGTTCTTTTGCAATCGCTTCCGTAAAGTGCTTATAGAATTCTGGGAATTCCCGTTTTGCTTTTGCTCGATCACTTACATAGTCTTTGAAAAATTCTGCGTAACCTTCGCCGCGTATGCCGTCCATACCTAATTTGTTGTAGGCTTTACCGAACCGGTCTTGAATTACGCCGTTAAATTCGTTATTAAATCGTGCATCTTTACTAAAATTAAAATAGTTATCCACATAATGGCCTAACTCATGCATGATTGTTGGAATTTCGCCATAATTACCGCTACGGATTACATCGGTTTTAGTATTGTACCAGCCGCGCACGTTAGGACGGCCCAAACGGCCACTTTTCACGCGTTGATTGAATAGGTTATTAACCGCATCAAGAATTTCCTTACGTGTTACGCTTCGGCCTAACCGCCCTACTTCATCAATGCCAGTATGTGGCGTTTCGTTACCCCTTGCGCTATATTGTAGCGGTTCCGTAGGTCTAACGCCTTTACTTTCCATGTATCTATTCGCCATTGCTTCGTTGCCGTCAAAGGCTTTTACAACGGCATCGCGTACTTGCTCGTGCGTTGCATTGTCTAATAGCTGGCTAGGTTGCTGCGCGTATTTGCTCACGCCACCTTCTGCCGGTTCCGCTTGCATTAATTTCAATTCTTGCGTATCTGTGATTAATTCGGCAGCACGATCACGGCGAACCGTTTCCATGTATTCGTTGTTCAATCGTTCAACAGGTACATCTAGGCTTTCAGATAATCGAACCTTAACCGCATCAAGTTCCGTTTTTGGAATATCTGGCTTTGTGGCTTTGTTTAAATCTTTCAATATTTCCGTATTAGATTGTACTTTATTTTCTAATTCGGTATATCGTGGTTCAGATGCATCATTTTTCAATTCATTTATGATAGTTTCTTTTGCTTTTTGCGGTAAATCGTCAAGTGCATTTCGTAAACTTTCGTTTGGTGCATCTTCTTCATACCTAAATTGAGTATTTGCATCGTTTTCAAGTGCTTTTTCTTCAATTTTAGGTTTTTCACCCTCTACAAAGTCAGTATTTATGCGGTCTTTCGGTTGAAATTCATTTATTTCGCCTGTACGGGTCGTTTCACCTTCGCCTTGATAGTTTATACCTAAATTTTCGTTTTTAGCCTGTTTTTTATCGGTATTTTCTACAAAACTGTTTAAATCGGTATGTGGTTCTTCGCCGCTTACTGGTTTTTCGTTTTCTATAAACTCATCTTTGAACGGTTGCTCATAGCTTCGATAATTAGGGTCTAGCGTACTATCTTTAAACGATGTATTATCGCGTGGCCTATTTTCATATTTACCATAGTTGCCGTCGAATGTTTCTTTAGCGATTTGCGCCCGCACATCATCATGTGCAACTGCTGGGTCTGGTCTTTCATAATTTTTTCGTATGATAACGGCCATTTCTTCCGGTGTTGCATCTGGTCTTGCGCGCATCGCTTCAAGTGCAGCGCTTTCGGTATTATGCAATTCCCATACGCTGAAATCAACTTGCGTTCTCCAATCCCACGGATCTAACCCACGATTTTCTGCAAATTTTAACAAACCTTTTTCGCCGTTCAATCTATCACCAGTAAATTGAACCAAACCACGGGAACCGTAGCCGTCGCCACTTGTAACAGTCGTACTAAAACTACTTTCGGCGCCAATATTACCAGTCATGGCAGCCGCTTCAACGTCGCTTAAACCATTCTGACGATATCGGTTATATATATCCGCTTGGATATTACCGGTTTCACCTTCCATAGGTTGACCGCTTAAACCGCCTTCAGAGTATTCGCGCGGTTCTACTGTGTTACTTGGTTCTTCTGGTACTGGTACATCATCAAAGGCATTATACATAACGCCCTCTTCAAGTTTTGGCGCATCTTTTGTGAAACGTTCGCCAATATCTTCAAAGGCGTTAGATGCCTTTTCTTTGATGTGTTCCGCTGCACGTCCTACACGTTCACCGATTGCACCGCTTACTTTCTTAGGTGTTGCCCCGTGTATCATGGCAGCCGGTAAAAATACGTCGCCCCATAAATTAGTAGGGTTCATGGCTATATTTTTAGCGAATTCCCCCGGGTCGTCAATTAAGCGTTCTACTGGCTCGGCCACAGGGTCTACTAAAAGATTTTTCGCCGTAGCAACATGTTTATTCCCTAAAAATCCGTCTGGTGCCGTTCCTTCGTTTTCTGCGGTTGCATTGGCGTTATACATATCAACCGTATCACTTGCAATCGTAGGCGCGGCAAGAACGCCAGCAGCTATTCGCACCGGTGGTGGAACGTATGGCGTAATTGCCAGATATCCGGCCGGCTTACCAACTGCGGCATTATATGTTTCTACGTGCGCTTTACCTAACCCCGGTGTAGCGTATTCGTCGATAAACTCCCCATTATCATCAAATTTAGAAAAGTTATCGCCATTAGCATCAATCGCATTAGCAGCACTTTTAGAATACTCATTACCTAGATTGTTAGCTTTGTTTACTACATCATCTTTCCAGTTGGTTAAGGTATTGCCTACATTGTCGTTAATTTCTTTGCCGGTTTTATCAATCCATTCAATATTGTTTTTAACGCCATTAGCAACATATTCGGCATTATTTTTAACGCTATCCCAAAACGTAGGCTTGGGCGCGTTGCCTACGTCATAACCGTATTCGGTTGTTATATCTTCAAAGGCGTTACCGTTTCCAGCTGCCTTGCCGTATTGGCTTGTAATATCATCAAACGCACCCATAGTCTACCCCTTTATATTTAATAAGACTTTAACCACGATTTATATTGACCGTATCCGGCCGCATCAAGTTCCGCTGCAATCTGATCATCGCTCCAGCCTTGCGCTGAAAGTTCATTCATTCGCTTGGAAACCGCTGCTTGTTCTTCGCTTGAATAAGTCGGTTGCCGTTTAACTGTTGGCGTTCCAGCCGCACCAGCACCGCCAGCAGTAGGCGCACCACTTAATGCACTTTGTAATTGCCCATAATAAGGGCTTTCAGTTTCTGCCTTGTCTGGGTTAGCTTTAACCCATGCGGTATGTTGTGCGGATAACGTACGTAATACTTGCGCGTTATATCCGCTAGTACCGGATTGTGTAGCCGTTGCCGGTTTAACGTGCGTACCTACATATTTCATGCTGCCGTCTGTACCAACAATATACGTTTTACCGTCCGGCATAACTTTAATGTTTTTCGCACCAAAGTTTCCGATGTTTTTCATTTGGCCGTCTGGCGTCATAACAATAACTTGACCGTTCGCAAATTGTTTTGTTTCAACCTTGCCATAACCGCCCATATCTTGAATAGTACCGTCGCCCATGTTGTATCGTACAATGTGGCCGTTTTGCGCACTACTAAATTTATAATCCGGTTTATCAAGTGCCGCAATAGAATTCAAGTTATTCATATCAATAGTACCAGCGCCAACTTTACCGGCTAGATAGTTATATCTTGCTACGGCTGGCGCCAATCCTTTAACCCGTTTTGTGTTATAGGTATCTACAACCGGGTTGCCGTCTTTATCCTGTGTAAATACAAGATTGTTCATGATTTGCTGGCGCATTGGTTCAAGCACTTTTTCTTGATATTCGTTGACTTGCTGCATATACATATTATTAACGTCAGTTTGATATTGTTCGCTTGCTAAACCTTGCGCCGTCTTAAAATCAAAACCGGCTTTAACTAGGGCCAACGTATTGGCCCCTAGTTGTTTACGTGCTTCACTTGTTACGCTTGCTTTATCTGGTATAGAGTATTGACCCGGCGCTTTATCCGCATCGGCGTTACCATTTACGGCCGAATTGGGCGCCCCATGAAAAGGTGCGTTTGCCCGTTGCTGCATCATTTCTTGATATGTTTGCGGCATGCCATTATTAATACCAGTATTATTTAGATTTTGGAAATTCCATAATCCGGTGTTTTGTTGCGGTTGTACTGGCGCCGCTGGTGCCTGTGCTGCCTGTGCTTGCAACTGCTTTTGTAACGTAGGACTTGGCTCATTCATATAAGCGTTAAAGCGTTGATCAGTAACAGGGTTAGCCGGTGCATCTGTGTTAGCTTGCATCGGTTGTGCTGGTGCTGCTGGATTTTGACCGCCCCATAATCCGATATTATTCTTTTGCATCAAGTTATTGGCAAATGTGTTATTGGAATTAGATAATAACTGGTTGATTTGACCGGCGCTATTAGGTTGTTGCATACCCATTCCAGCCATGCGGTTATTATTATCCACAATTTGCGGCGTGTTCGGGTCTTGTTCCCCGCCAGCACCACCGCCACCGCCTAGCATTGCTTGATAGCCTTTAGCCATTTTATTATTTTGTAATGCCCCTAAACGGTGAGAGAAATATTGACCGGCTAATTCGCCTAACGCCGCCCACGGTTCAAAGTCTTTTACGTAGATAACGCCCATTGTGTTATTCCTCTACTTTCTTATTATCTTCGGTTGCTGCTTCTTCAGTTGCTGCTTCTTCGGTTGCTTCCTCTACAGTTTCATCTTTCTTACTGGATTTTTTTGTAGTTTTCTTAGCTGGCTTTTCTTCCGATGCATCTGCAATAGCTTTCAATTCATCTTCGTTGATGCCTTCCGCCATAATGCCGTTAGCATAAAAAAGATTATCGCCAGTACATTGCAATTCATATACATGTTCAGTATTGCCAGTTGCTTCGCTTAATGTAACCGGTTCATAAGCATTAACCGTCATAATAACTTCACCAACTACCAATTCACTAACTAATTTCAAACCTTCCGGAGTCAATACCTTTTCCGTGCCTGTGGTTGTTACGCCAAAGGATACAGTTTCAAGGCGATGTGTTTCTTTTTCGCCCATATCATGCAATGCAATTACATCATTAACCGCACCCAACGTGATAACAGTATCACCATTTACAAACATTTCAATAACCTTGCCACCTTCTGGTGTTGCAATTTCAGTACCCGCTACAAAACAAAAACCTTTCATAAGTCCTCCAAAGAAACCGCCGGAACCTTGCTTAACCATTGTTTGTGCTGGTTGTGCTAGTCCATAGCGTAATGACATAAATCTGTTAAGTAAATCTTCTTGATCCGCGTTATTTAACTGGCTCATAGAGTAGTAATCTTTGGCCGGTTGAATTGCCGCGCTTTGTGTTGTTGCGCCTGTATTAATAGGGTTTTGCGCTAACCCTTCGCGCTGACCTACTAGGCCGGCAGCAGTGCCCGCATTATTCATTTGATTTGCATAACCTTGGTTCATTAGATTTGCTTGATTAATAATACCGTTTTGATTGTTGTTGTAGGTATTACCCCAAAGGCCCATTTTCGCACCGATACCGCTTAAATTATTGTTAAGCGCTTGCGTATTGAGTGCCGCCGCTTGGCCTAAATCATTTGAATATTGTGCCGCAAGTGTATTTGATGCGTTCTTGCTAATATCATTTAATGCATTATCTGTAATAGATGAATTCACAATACCGCGACTTGCTAGGCCAGAAACTGCATTGCCTACAGTTGCCTGTAAATCATTGTTTAACGCTTGCCGTCTGGCATCTGCATAGCCTGTAGGTAGTTGGCCGTTTGTGATGCTATCCATAGCATTTTGATTTTGTAATAATGCGCCGTTGTATTCGTTGGCTAACTGGCTTGCGCCGTTGTTCATAGTATCAACGCTTGCCGCTAACTGATTTGCATACCGCGTGTTATCAGTTAAATTCTTGGCGCCGGCCGTAGAAACTTGATTTTGTAACGCCCCGATTGCATTTTGATTGCCGCGGTTAGCGCCTAAATACGAATTATACATATTGCCGTATTCTGGCGTTATCACGTTATTCAAGGCCGCATCGCCCATACCTTGCAAGGTGTTGGCGCTTTGATTGGTATTATTAATCCAATTCATTTGGCCTTGTAATAGTTGCTTTTCGTCGGCCGTTGCCGTAGGTAGTTTGGCATCAATGCTGCTTACCTTCGACTTTTTACCGCCGCCGCCAAATAATTGCAAGTCAAATTTAAACATGCTTTTCCTTTCTACAAAGTAGCTTCAAGGTGTTTTCGCACCGTCTTTAGCACTTTGTAATTAAACCCATTATAGGTATAGTCCATAGTTGGAACGCGTTCCATGTTCCACTTTTTAATGAAACCGCGCACGCTTCGATGTGTTGCCGTTACAATTACATCAAGATCATTCATCTTCATTACTTCCACGATGTACTTGCCTATAACTTTCATATCGCCGTATGTCTGCCAGATAGTAAAATACCGTTGGCCGTCATGTTCGTTGATAGTCCAGAACAAGAACCCAGCATTAGGGAACCACTTGAAATAGTAATTATATTTGTCTTTGTAGTTATTATTTTCATCGAAATAAAACCCTTCAAGACTAACACGTTCACCCGTGCGCCGTTCATAGTCTTTAATCATGCTTTCAAGGCTTTCAAGTTGCATCATTAATCCCCTATTCGTTCTATACTGAATTTATTGCGATTGCTTCCGGCTTGTAATTGCCTGTCATAATATCCGCTAATAGTCAGTTTTAAACGCTGATTGCCATACCCTTGGCCGATAATACTCATTACTATTTCAAGGTTTCTGTTATCATTAATGCGTATTTCTCGACTATCGCGCGTGCTTCCGTCTATTGTGATACGATAATTCCCACTTGGGAAAAATACTGTGTTACGCCATTCTGAACGATCACTTGCCGGTCTATCTACATAAATATTATTAAAAGCAACCGGATTATACTGTACCGAATACGTGCTTCCGTTTTTAATAACCTTTAACGGTGTATTGTCATTTCCGATGCGTGCGTATAGTTCCGTTCCATTAAATGGAACCTTAATATTTTGGCCGTTTGTTACTGCTGCATTTGCAGTTAATCCGAACCGGTAAATTTGGCCGTTATATTCTAGTACTAGATTAGGCATATTATTCCACCTTCAACCTTGCGCCATTTGGGAATAACAACGTGTTATTATTTTCAAACGTTGCGATGCGTTGCCATTCAGTCATGCCCTTGGTATTTGTATCAAAACGAATAAAGGCCGCGTTACTGTTAGCAAAATAAAGCTGAGTACCTAATATGCGATCTTGGCTTGTATTCCACGGAAACATAGCACCAATACCCCAATAAGCAGTACCCCATATACGGTAGTTATTTAATTCGCCGAACGTAAAACCGCTATAACCCGCCTTGTTATTGGCAAGATAATCTAAATCGATTGAGTCATTGGTAAGGCCCGGAACCTTTAACGTACCCGTCATAGTATCGCCGGCCTTCTTAACGCACAATGCGACGTTATCCGCCGTTGCGGCTGAATTGGCCCGCGTTGCGGTATCTGCGCTAACTGCATGCGTCGCGTTGGCTACTGTATCAGTTTTGCGATAATATGCACTACTTAATCCGTTTACCGTATCCGTGATTGTTTTTAGTGTACGGCTTGGGTTATTGGTAAAGTTAGCATCACCAGCAATCTTTTTAATAGCTTCCGCCATTTGATTAAGAATATCCGTTAATACATACGCTTTACCGTCAACTGTACGCGTACCAATTACGGCATCTGTCGCGGTGTTTACGTTTGGATCATAATACTTGATTGACTTAACACGCGTTGCATCTGTAACGGCAATCGCTACCACCACGCGCAATATTTCTTTCCAGTATGTACCAGTATACACATACATTTTTTCGTTTGTAGTATTGTAGTACATTTTATCCGTTGCCGCTGCTGGTGCATTTGGTTGTCGCATCGGTTCAAGCGTTGTACTGCCATAAGTTAGGCCGCCAGATGCTGAACGTTCAACGTATAAATACGATGTATTATTGGCCGGTAGACTCCATGCGCTTTGTTTACGGTTAATCGTTTGAATATAATCCACCGCGCCGTAATCGTTGAAACCGTCGGCGAATGATAACAATACAGGCGTTTGGCTACCGTCAATCATTACGCTTAGGTTATCACCGGTTAAGAATGAAAATTCACCATTGCTTACTTTACCGCTCAACACTCTATTACGTAGGCCACCGCCAGCACCGCCGCCACCCGTACCACCACCGCCGCTGGATTTTAATTCCATTTGCTGCGCAACGTTTAATATTTCGTCGCGGTTTTTCTTAATACTTTCCGGGACTGTGTCGCCCTGTGGTGTTATATCCAAAGGGTATTTTTCTTTGTATGCCATATATTAAACTTCCTCATATGTGTAATCTAACTGGCGTAATGAAATAGCGCCCTTTTGAACATTGATTTTGAATTGTACATTACGATTTGCACCGCCGCCAATTTTATAAGCCTTCGTGTATTCGTTGACATTCATCAATGCTTTATAATCGTAGGTCTTAAAATTCGCATAGTAGGTTTTAACCGACTTACTAGCGAATTCAATCGGCTTAGGTTTCTTATTTGAGATACCAATAGTCCCATGACCGGGAATAAGATTATGCGTTACAAAATTGTAGTTCATAATTAATATGAATTGTCTTGTTGCCAATCTATTACCGCTTACTATTGACGTTTGGATTTGCGCCGCATCATCTGTATCTATAGTTTCATCAAGGATACCGATTTTATTACCATACGCAATATAGGTTTCTTTGTTTACATCAACAACCGCATTAATGCTATGCGTGAATTTTCTTGATGTGAAAACCCCGCGCCCGTCCTCATACCGCGGCAAGTAGTGATACATGAATACCATATCGCCGTTATATGGCTTAATCCATATTTGTTTTCGGCTGGCTACGTGCCATACTTCGCAATCTTTGGTTATGTACTTCAATAGATAAGAGTTGATATTTAAACCAGTTTCAAACGGTTGTATTTCTGCATAGGTATTAGTAGGCATAAAAGACATAAAGCCTTGTTCACCTAAATAATAGCTACGATCATCAACGCTTACCGTCGCGCCGCTACAATAACCGGTAGAGGATAACGGATATACAGTTAAATTCTGTGCATCTGGCGTGCCAATTACTTGATACACGCGCCCGTATTCCTTATATACAATGACTGCCCTAGATAAGAAATCAACTGCAATGATGCTGCCTTGGTCTTTATAGCCAACGTCCACATATTGTGCGCTTGATGCATCGTTGCTGATATGGTTCCATGCATTGTAGTCGCCAACTGCCGACCAATTCAACCTATGCGAATTAGTCGATGCAATCAGTACGCGGCCGGCATGACTGGATACCATATCGCACATAGGACTTTCAGTAGTATATAACTTACCAGCACCCGAAATGGCTTGTAACTTATCACCGCTGGCTATGAGAATATCACCACCGAACGCATGATATTTAGGCTTACTTGTACCACTTAACGTACCTAGTAATTTGTTTGTATTGAAATCGGTTTCATACAAATTTCTGCTACTAGAAAAGTACCATTTGTTACGATACACATCATAATATAGCGTTTCTACTGGTAGTCCGAAATCATACAATACACGAATACCCGGAACGGTACGGAGTGCGTTATCCGTTCTATCGAATTCGCATTGTTGCGCCTGTGTTAGCGCTTGCACGTCGATATTTTCCGGCGGGTTGCTCCAATCAAGGCCCAGCCGGAACCCGTTTGTAGTTGCCACCTGTTTAACGCCCATTATGCTATACCCCTTGCCGCCTTAATCTGTTCCGTTATGTAGTCAATGAATTGTTTATCATATGCAGCATAATCCGTCATAAGTGATTTCTTTTTAACCATGAAAGATATAAGCTGCACTAAATACTGATGAAAGAATTCAGAAAACGGAATAGTATCGTCTAATTCGTCAACGTGATTTTTCCGTACGCTATAAAATACTTGGTTAACTGTTTCCCCGTCATAGGTTTCAAATGTTCCATTAATGATGCGGATAGGATAACCGCTTTTAGGAACGAACCCCATGAAATCGGACGGAACCGCTTTCAAATTCGGTATATCTGTATTCTTAACTACTTCGCGGTCTTTAATGCTAACTAGAATAGTAGTTAGCCAGTCAATGGCTGCGTTAATGTATTGGATATATTCCAACTGTTCATCTAATATTTCGTTAGACTCTACATTAACCAGCGTAATCAATTCGCTTACTACCATAATTCCAGTACCCTTCCGCTATTACGCTTTCATTATTGCCTAGTCCGTCATTAATGGATTGCAACGCATTAACCATATTCGCCGTTACACCGGATATATCAAGGTTCATAACCCTATATACGATGTAATCAACTAATAACGTCTCTAATTCTGCCGGTAGTCCGCTTTCATCTTCCAGCTTCTTATATCCGGCAGTCATTATATAATCAACGGTTATTTTCTGCTCATGATCAGCATCAAATACTATCGTTTGTAAATTCAATACATGATAGGCCTGTACGTCCGCATCATCTGCTTTGACATTTAACACGCTGATACATTGACCGGGCAGCGTAATCCGTCCGGTGCCGTTATCTTCATGTGTTGCCTGTGCCAAACTAGGGCAGTACTGACCGATAAGGGCATTTAATAGGTGATTGCCTTCGTTGTAATACTCCAGTAAATGGTACGGAGTATATTGTTCCTGTGGTGTATCGCCTATTTGCATGAACGCCCTATTGATTACTTGTTTTACGTTCATATTCACCCCATATAAGAATAAAGGCGGGTATTACCCCGCCCATAATTCAAAAATTAGTGTTCAACCGCGCCACCAGTTAATACATGAATAAAGCCGTAGTCTTTACTATTAAACCGTGTGTTTTCAACTGCGCCATAGAACGCAATGCCATTACCAGCAATATTGCCGTAATCGTCCATTTGTTCGATGTGTTTCGCTGGTCTAGCTACTGCGAAGCATGCCGCCTGTTTACCTAACAATAAGTTATGGCATACGTTAGCGCTAGATGCGCCAACGGCCATATTTGCTACGCGTTCATATTCATATAGAATAACGCCGTCATATTCGCCTAACGCGCCTGTAAAGATAGGGTTTTTAGAACCGCGTACATTTGCGTTTTGCTGTGCTGCCAACCATTTAGGATCATCTTTTAAATCACGTGCCGCCCACGGAGATACAAGCATAATATATTTATCCATGCCGTCAACCCTAATCGGTTGCACTTTTGGTGCATGCATCATTGCTTTACGTTTAGCACGGGAAATGATAGTTGTTGTTAGTTTATCATTTGCCGTAATGCTAGCTTGTGTACTAGCTGCACTTGCATATACTGCTTCATCATTTGATGTAGGAGTTGCGGAAAGTTTAGAAATTAATTTATTATCAAGCCAGTCAGATAGCCATTGTTTCAATGCGCCTTTAATTTCTTTCAACATATCATATTGACTTTTTTGGTCGTCCGCTTCAAAACGAGATACCGCATTACGTACTAATTGAGTTTGTACAGTAAAATCGTAAATGTTCAAAGTATCTTCTGCGCCAGATAATTTTTGTCTATTACCTTCAACGCCGGAGCCTGTTAAATTCATCATCAAGCCGAATACTACGCTATCGCCTTTAACATTTGTTAAGTCTTTATTTTGGTGTACTACGTTGGAACCGTCCATTGCAGTGAATTTATCAAAATAAGAGTCTTTAACGCCTTCATGCCATACTTTTTTAGCCCATACTTTAGGTACTAAATTTGCTGGGATATTAACTTGGTTTCTTTGGTCTGCCATATTTTACCTCTTATAATTCGTCAAAATACTTGCGTACATCGTCCGGCAATGCATCAAGGTTGCCCGTTTGATACGCTTTCAAAATATCTTCTTCTGTTACCTTGTTAGGTGTAGGAACGCCACCGTTTAACGCGCCAGCTTTTGGGAGCGTTGCGGCCACCTGTAACGGGTTATTTGTAACGTCGGTATTCGTTGCCCGTTCATTTTGCAGTTCATTAACAAATTTTCTGATTGTTTCAAAATCGGCATCTGTACCTTCTCCAATATCTACGCGGTAGAACGCATCATTAATTGGTTGTGCATCGCGCATTGTCATGCCGTTTAGCTTTTCTAATCCACGTTGATACAGTTCCCCAAAATTCGGTAACGATTTAATTTCATTTACGAAATTTAGATTTGTTTGTCTTTGTTGGTGTACTGCTAACTGTTGATTTGTGATCGTGTATTCTGCGTTAGCTTCAAAACGAATGAAATCGTTATATTTTTGTACATCTTCAAACATAAGACTTTCTAAATCTTCCGCCGTCAAATTAAAGCGTTTTAATGCTTCACGGCGTACAAAGTCCCGAATATCAGATACTTCACTATCTGGCAATGTAATTGGTCTTTGTTGCGCTTCAAATTGTCTTGCGCGTTCCTCGGCCGCTTTACGTCTTGCGCGTTCCTGTGCAAGTGCCGCTTTTAGATTGTTATCGTTTGTATGGTTTTCTTCGTGTTCCGGTTCTTCGTTAGTGTTCGGCGCCGCTGCATCTACTTCCGCATCATTCGCATCACTTTCCGCCGCATCATCTGTAGAGGGTTCATCTGTTGCAGTTTCCTGTGTATCCGTTTCTTCGGTATGTTCATCAACGTTCACGCCCGCGTTTTCTAAATCTTCCGGAGTGAAACCAGCATCTTCGATATTAACTAAATCTTTTTCCATATCTAATACTCCTTAGCCTTTTAACGTCATTGCCGGACGAATAAAGAAATATGGCAGTTTAACGCCGTTGCCGGGCGATAATGTATAAGCAAGCCTTTTAACGCCATTACTTAGGGCGAAATGTATAAAAACGCCCCATTACGGAGCGTTTATTATTGTGTTGATAGTTTATATTACATAGTGCCTAAATCGTTCATAGGCGGCATAATTTGTGGTGTATTTTGAATGTTTGGTTGTTTACCTTTTAAGGCTAACCGTTCTGCCATGATTTGCTGCGGTGAAATCTGTACGCCTAATGTTTGTAGGTACATACTTAATGCTTCCGCTGGCATATCATCAAGGGAACCGCTAACACGCAATTCTGGTAACGCTGGTTTTTCTGCCGCTTCTTGCATGCGTTTCTTAACCGTTTCCTTTTCCGGGAAGTCCATAAAATCAAGGATAATATCCATAGGAATATCAACGCCGGATTTCTTAGCTTCCAATAATTGGTAAAGGTTAGCACGTCTTGCCGTTGCGCTTGCTTGGCTTGTACTAATTACAATATCGAAATCAAAGGCGGATAGATCATACAAAACTTGCTTAATAGGATTACCTTCCGCATCGCGTTGCGGTTGACCTAGTGCATCGGTTAAAACTTGTTCTTGCATAGGTTGATTTAAACCCGGTGCAATCTGTACAAATTCTTTTTGCCCGTCGTCGCCCATAATACGCATCGCTTTGGCTTCGTTGTAGAATTGTGGAATTAAACCCGGTGCGTTTTTCTCACCCCATAATAGTTTTACAATTTGGCGTTCTGCTTCTTTCGACTGCTCAAAGATACCAGCCGTTTGAACAGTTGTAACAGATTGCCGCAAGTCAATTGCCTTGCCACTCATTGCCCCAACGCTACCGGATAGGCTTTCCGGAGTAATACCGCTGATAGAATAAAAATCATTGCTTGATTGTTGTTCAAGGGCCATATTAATATTGCTATCCATTGCCGGCGTGCCGTCTACGAATGATACGCCCGGCGGTAACCAAATATTCGCGCCCGGTTTAGTGCTATTATTTTTAATATCGCGCTTAGTCTGTTCTGTTAGTTGACCTTGCCAGAATTTAACACCTAAAGACTGTTGATTTACAACGTGCATGCGTTGGCTTCGGTTCTTATTTAATTCCCTTTGTGCATCTTTAATATCACGCACTACGCCAGCCGGTTCCAGTTCATCGTCTACCAATTCGCCGGTATAGTAACAATATTCACGCACTAACGGGAATTTTCCATGCTTATAAGGGCTTTCGCCTTCTTCCAATAGAACACTATCGGCGAACGTTGCGTATCTGATTTTAGTATCTGGAATACTTGTAGGTTTCTTACCAGTAGCCATTAATACAACGAATAACGGGTTAGCTTCATCAATTAAACCATCTTTTGTCATGTATACGTTCTTTTTGCCGTATTCTTTATACCAGTACTGCACTACACGGATTTTATTGTAATTCGTGTTATACCATAACGCTTCGCCGTCTACCGTTTCAATCACGCCGGCTTCCTGTTCGGTTTCGTCATATCTGCTTTTTAATGCGTTGATTTCGTCAACCTTTTCCGGATAAATCTGCTTTAACTTGGCAGCACTTTCCCAACTATAACGGCCAACATATTGCGCATCGCTTAAATCGTCCTTTTTACATTCCGGATCTATGAACGCATCAAACGGAGATACACGTTCAATTTGAATAGTGCCGTCTAACTTCGTATAGTCGAATTCATACGATACCCAGTAATTGGCTAAACCGCAAATAATCTTATCGCGGAAACATTTACCCTTATTGCGTTGATAATTCGCACGGTCTAAACAGTATTTTGTAATACCTTTAGCAACACGGCTTATTCTATCATCTTCTTCGGAACGTGGTAAAAAGTCCGGTTCAGTTTCATTTTGTGATGCATAACCGCATAACAGATTAATAACCGGTCTAATTCTATTAATCGTAATTGCTGGCCGTCCAGCTTCGCGCATGTTCTTTAAATCGCCGTCTTGCCATTGCTTACCTTGCATAAATGCAAAATCTTCGGCAGCAGCCTTGCGCCATTCTGACGTGGCGGCCAATGCATTTTTTACATTCTGTTTTGCTTCGTATATATCAAAGGTTGTTTGTTCTATATCCATTACTCCACCATTTCAGAACCATAAATCATATCGTACATTTGTTCTAATTGCCATTGTGGCATTGCCTTGGCGAATTCCGCCAGTTGTGCATCTGTATATTTCGCCGGAATAATAACGCCCTTTTCCTCGCGTTCGCCGTATTCCGATTTAAGAACCTTATAGGCGTAATCACGCAACGCCCTTTCACTCATACGCCCCATGCGCTTATATCTCCTTCGCTATCGTCAACATATCTATAACCGTCATTAAATGGTTTTTCTGGTTTAACTGATTTTACAGGTCTAGCCATACACATATAACGCACCGCATCATATGCATGATCTTCTTGCTTTGTATCTACATCTTCGACTTTGATTTTATCGTAGGTTAAAGCTGGCAGCGTTCGTATTAAGTGAACGCAATTACTAAATATCTTTAACTTGCCTTCTTTTAATCGTTGATGTACTTGCATAAGTCCGGCCAATCTATCATTATCAGCACGTACCCAGTAAACGCCCTCAGTTGCAAATATTTCCGCAATCGTTGGGCCGTCATGGCCTGTTCGCTGCCATATTGCCGGGTCTGCCACGCCTTGATAGTCTTTTAAGTGTTCTATCTTTTGTGCTACTTCCCTTGCCGTTTCCTGTGTACCAGTATCCGGCATACCCGGCTTGCAACCGTAAAACTCACCAGTAATATATAACACGTCGTCATAATCAACGGCAGCGGAATATACTGCATATGGTTTCGTATATCCCCAGTCCATTGACCGATATCGTTGCCAATGATGCGGTATTTCAAACGGTTCTATTACATGCTTATCGGTGCGGAATTCTGTAAACACTTGACCTTCAAATATGTTCCAGTCGCCGTCTAAATACGCCTTACGTAGCTTTTCCGGCAATGTGTTAAGTGCATCTATATAACTTTGTGATAGATGCGGGTTATCGCTTGCCCTTGCTTGGATATATGCAATCCTATCGGCGAACGGCTGCATTTCTTTCGTAAAATTTCTATCAATGAATAAATCTTTTACCCACATATGGCCTTTACCGCCCGGATTTGTTGCAGCTATTAACTTTGTATCCGTGATACCAGTCCAACGGAGCCGCATACGCAAGAAGTCGAATACATCGCGACTATTTAAAGTCAATTCATCAATAGCAATAGCAGCGAATTCGCTTGAAAGGTATTTGCTTGGCTTATCCAGATTTCTAAAACATATAACGCCGCCGCCTAATTCATCATTCAATGTGAATTCGTGGTTACTTTCCTTATAGCTTCCTAACCATTCCGGAAACTCCATTTTGATTTTGGATATCTGACGATCATCTAAACTTGGATAATCCTCACAGAATAACCCAACGCGTATGCCTTTAATTCCTGTTTTGATGAACCAATCAATAAGCAGCCATACCAAACCCCAGCGGAGTATATACGATTTACCACCACCAGCAGCGCCGCCGTATAGTGTATATATGTTTTGCTTAACTGCCCTTAAAAATTCCTTTTGCTTGGGCGTTGGCCGTATTACATCGCGAAACAGATTTGTTTTACTCATCTGTATCACTCAATTCGTTATTATCAATAACCAACTTAACGGCGCTTTCTGTTGTAATTTCCTGTTGTATCTTATCGCGCCATTCTTTAGAACGTCGATTTTTAAGCCAGAAAATCATAGCCGTTGTATTACCTTCCAACGCTGCTTTATAAAGTGCATTTTCAACTTGTATGTCCGCTTCGTCTTTTCCTATTTTTAAGGCGTTTGATATTTTCGGTGATTTCTTGCGCCATTCCCATAAGGTAGAAACAACAATATCCATATTGCTGGCAATCTGTTCATTTGTTAAACCGTTACGCGCCCAGCCTTGTAAAAGCAAAATCTTTTCTTCTGCTTCCCAGTCCTTATATGTAGTTTTTGCCATTGTTTCACCCCCTATCGTAGTATGTTGTTATCTTTGCTTTTCATTCTGCCATGTGATCGTTGGCATATTCCCGCGTGCTGCTTGCTGGCGTGTTGGCTAGTGCAATATGTTTGGCATAAGCCGTCATAATATATTTCGTTAGCTATACATCTGCCGCCTTTGTTGTTAAGGCATTTTGATTTTGTACATATGATATTCACTAGCTTTTCACCACCTTCACAAAACTTTTTGAAAAATTTTTAATTTCCCTATTGACTACTTGCGAAAACGCAAGTATAATTAAGCCATAAGATACATCAGAAAACGCAAGTATTCAAAAAGGAGAATTTAAAATGCTAACACTTAAAGATGTAAACACAAACAAAACATGGAAATTTGAAAACAAAACAGATGCTTCCGATTTCATCAGTACAATGAGTTTCGGTTTTGAATGGCAATTAATCGACAATAACACAAACGAAGTTATCGCTTGCCACTACTACGAATAACAAAATAAAGGCCGCCTACACAGGGCGGCTTTTTTAATTACTCAAAACCGAACACGCCGCACTAAAAGATCACTGGAAACTATGAAAGGTGATATCTCTTAAAATAAAAAATGTGCATTATGTTCAGTTTTCAATAATCAAATGTTACTTTTATACAAAAAATGAGATATATCGCCGTGGATATACCTCATATTCTGATAGCTTTATTCATTTGTCATGTATTAAACACTCAAAACCGGAGCCATACCGCCGCACTCTCAACGGCGTAGGCCCGTGGCCTAGTTCCTAGGAAACCGAACGGCCCCAGTTTTCAATGTTTGATATGTGTACTCTAAACCAATACCGATATGGATCACATGAAATTAGGTTTATTGTTGTTGTGCTTGGAAGTACATATTTATATTTGATAGGATTGTCTTTTATGGCTGTGTATGTTTGAAAGGAATTCTATTTTATCGGTATCGGTTTACAATACACAATAGGGGAACGGCCCAAAGTTCCCCTGTGCATTGTGCTATATAGGAGAATTACGCCAATGACCTTTTAAGCATCATTTGACAATATAATTATACTATATATAGCTTTTCCGTATTATTCCGTTGTAGTTCGGTATAGTTCGACTTGTACCGATTTCCCTGTATACATGCTTGGATAATACGTATCATGTAAAAATTTCCCTACTTTAATAAGGCCTAGTGTTTTCAATTCTGCGGCTTGCGTTTTACCTAAATCAGTAAAACTTTTAGCATATTTTGCGCTTTCCCCGTCGATGTATTCACGCATTAATAATATATTGGTTTTCCCTATGGTGCATTGGTTGATGATATCCGCCGCCGTTTCGCGTTCATCAATTAACGCACCTATTTCTTTATGTACGGCATCGCGTTTACTTTCAAGGCGTACTATTTGACGGTCTAACCCGCCCGGCGTTCCGCCACCGCTTAAACGTTCCTTACTATAATCAACTGCCCCAATCGTTGTTATATCGGATTGCAAATGCTTTAGATCTTCTTTCAATGATTTAATTTTCATTGAAATTAATTTAATCGGTTCTAGGTATTCTTTTCCTAATTCCCTGTATTCTTTATCCGTCATGTATTCCCCCGTATGGTTCATTATCTTAAATTCTTAACCGTTTCCCCTAACATGTTCAAATAGTCTTGTAAATTAACTTTGATAGCATCGTTTACAAGCTGGATATTATCAGTTGTTACATAATGCGCCAATAGCATTTTATACATTGCATCTTTGGTAGGTACTAATAACGCTATTAATCCACTAATTACGAACACCACAAATAACGCAATGATTTTTCCTTTATGCGGCTTAGATAACTCCCGTACTTCATCATCTGCAAGCCATATAGCAAAAAAGCCACATATCACAATGGTTAGCATAATAAACAAACCTTGATTAAGCACATCAATATTATGTAGTACCTCAATCAAATACAAATACATTGGGTTAATAATAGGCATACACATTTCCCCTTTCGCCTATTTGTATCAAAGGGGCGTTTGTATTGCCCCTTATCCACTACATCGTAAATGCTGATACTAATTTAATTAATGCTATCACTAGCGAAAACACCAATGCAGCATCAAACAACAATTTAATCATAGTTATTTTCCTGTGCTACCAATACCACCGGTACCGCGCACCGTTTCGGTTAATTGTGCAACCTCTAACAACTTTAATGCGCCAACTGGTACCATAATTCCCTGTACTAATCTATCGCCCTTTTGAATTAAATACGGCGTATCGCTGGTATTATTTAGAATTGCTTTGATTTCGCCCCTATAGTCCGCATCAATCACCCCGAATGAGTTCGGAATAATTAACGGCGTTTTGCTCATGCTAGATCGTGGCGCCAGCATCAACATATACCCCTTTGGAATTTCCAACGCTAACCCCAGCGTTACATATTGCGTTTGATGCGGTTCTATAACTACGCTTTCCGGTTGATAAAAATCCATTCCAGCAGCATCTACGCTGCCAACTTTTGGCAATAATACACCCGGTATGCATCGCTTAACCTTGATAACGTCCGCATTATATCGTTTATAACCAAAGATGCGTTTAATCCTGTTTAGTAATTCCATTTGTCGCCCCTCATTTCAATAACGCTTCCAATAGTTTATTTTTTCTATCCATAATTCGTATTTCTGCCCGCGGGTTTTCCTTATCAATACCAGCTATGCAGCTTTCACCATATGAACATATCCATTTATCATCATCTATCACTTTTGCTTTTGTCAGTATATCGCTGGTTGCCTGTAAAAGGCCGATTAAATCCGGCCAACTTCTTTTATTCGGTAGATAGTATTTACATTCAACAACGATGATGCCAGATATATGCAGTTTCTTGCCAGCTAATTGCCACATACAAGCATCTTCATAATTCTTGTAGGCTTCCGACGGTATTATAATAGGCTTTCCGTTTCTGGATATAATTCGGCCGCTATTCTTTTTAGTTGCTGGGCGCCCTTTTAATGTAATATCAATCACACTCATTCAATGCCCTTTCTGCCAATAATACATCATCTTCCGGATACCACCAGTAAAAATCGCCGGTATGACTCCATGATGTTTTACCATTCATAAAACAATACACCCGCCCGTTTTCGTATTTGTAAAAATAAAGTTTCATTTTTCCAAATGCAGTTTTTACAATAACTGGCGTATCAACTGGTACCTTTTCCCATTCCACGATACCCAGCAATGATGCAATAGAATATTTACGGGTATTAGGATTTAACCCCAGCACCTTGCATGGAATTCTTGGGGTATGATCGCGTATCTTGAAATTCCCGCCGTTTTCAATAAACGTAGGATTTACGAAAAATGCGTAAACACCTTCAATCTTAATATCTCGATAACCTTCGTTATACATTTCTTGCAACAACCATTTTTGCTCATTCTTCATCGTATAATTCCCCTTTTACAATAAGTTCCTTGATTTGTTGGCGTGCGTTGTAAATATACGCTTCAACCGTTCCATTAAATGCTTCCATTACCATTTTGGAAAGCGCTTGCCGCAATCGTTTCGTTTTGCCGTCCTTATGGTATTTGTATTCAAGCGTAATCAAAAATCTATCTTGCGTTACTTTTGGTTTCAAAATCATGTTTTCAATAACCAGCGTTAATGCGCTGGCTAGTTGCTCACATGTAAAAACTCTACCGTTCCCCATGTCTACCTTTACACTCATTTATTAATTCCCCTTTGATATTCATAGATAATTTTATTTTTAGTTTTTATTCTTTCAAGGTTCACCCCAGCAGCTAGCAAGCGATTTCTAACAAATGTATAGGATACGCCGTATATGCCCGCAATTTGTCGCACGCTCAAACCTTTTTCACGCAAGGCAACCAATGCATTTGCTTCAATTTCTGGGTATACCGGCTTTCGTTTTATTTCTTTCCTTAATCCTAGCGCGGCCAATGCTGCATCTGCGGTTTTCCTACTGTATATGCAAGCACCTAATGCGAACCAGTTTTCTATATAACTCAAGACATATCACCTCTTACTGCCATTTAATATATTGATCGCATCTCTTCAAAATGTATCTCACTAATTCCAACGGAATACTTGACCTTACGTTATACCTATTAACACCAGTTATATTCAGCTTATTGAATTTGATAGTGTTCTTTATATCATCTTTCAATAACTTTAAATCAATATTGCTGGCAAATTTTGTAGGCTTTTTAATTGGGTAATCGTAGTTGTTGTAATAGGTTAGGTTTTCATAAGGCAAATCAAACCCTATTACATTTTTGATGTATTCCCATATCCGCCCATATGCTGGGTTTTCAATCACGAATACTTTAGGTTGATACCGCTCAATGATTTTCAATGTATTGTATATGCACATCTCACCATTGATACGTGTTAGGAATGACTTATCATATTTGAATTGGTAGTTTTCATAATCGATGTGATTTCGGATTGTGAATTTACTTCCTTGTTCGTACTCACCGAACAAATTTACAGTCATATCCTTTTCTTGTTTCCAACACGCATTACCGCCTTTCATCGCACTTGCTACACTCCAACTTTCACATGGTGGACTAGCTAGAATAACATCAGGTCTATCTAGCTTATCCAACTGTTCCCATAATGCGTTTGGTTTATGTAGCGTATTAACTGCAAGGTCTTGGTTGATACACGCATCACCGATGCCTATTGATGTGATCGTGTGTTGCCCCCCATATTCACGTTGTATTCATCTAAGCCTTGACGATAACACCCATTGCCATCATCAAACAACCCCCATATATGCACTTTCTTTTTTGCTCCTTCCTAACATTTACCTATACGCCGCTTGATGCGGTTATTGCTATCTTTTACATACCCAAACACATCGCCCCGTATATCACGGGTTTCTATTTCTTTTTTTCTGTTGGTACTGTATTTGATGTAGGCTGCGCATGTGCTATGGCAGCCTAACACCCTATACTCACAACCCTTACATGGTGATTTCATAACGCCCCCTATTTCGGAGCATCTGGTAGTTGCTCAATATTATCAAGAGTCTTTAATGCTTCATCTATCGTTAAATATCCGATTACATCATTTGTAATTGGCGTATCGTAACATAAATACCCGTTTCTAGTTACCGCAATTTCAAATAACCCATTAATACCACCATATGCTACTTTTCCAGTTAATACAGATGCACCATAACCATTTTTAAATTCAAATATAAGTTGTTCCCCGTTATCAAATAACTTATGTTTAACAAACCCTTTATGTTCGTATAGCTTCTTTTGTAATTCTGCTTTCATTAACTCACCAATATTAGAACGGAATATTTTCATCGTTCCCCTTATCATCTGCAAAATTATCGAAATTGCTGCCAGCTTCCGCATCATTTAACGCTGATACACCTACGAAACTTGCAATTACTTCCGTAACGTACCGTTTTTGGCCGTCTTGCGTTTCGTAGCTTCTTGTTTGAATTCGGCCCTCTACAAATAAGCGATTTCCTTTTCTATAGTTGCCAGCTGCTTCGCCCAGCTTGCCCCATGCAACGCAATTAACGAACGCAGTTTGTTCCTTTGTTTCATTTGTAGCACTATCAATATATGTATTGCTGGCCGCTACTGTGAACGTTGCAACCGCCTTTCCAGATTGTGTATAACGTACTTCTGGATCACGCACAAGATTTCCCAATAATTGAACACTATTCATAAGATAATTCCCTTTCTATTTTCTAATTCTATAGGGTAAATTCGCTCATTTTGCCCCTTCTACTATTTCGCCCTTATGATTTATCGTTAAGGCTTTAAAAATTCCATACAACGCATTTAAACGATTTTTCCCATTCCAAACAATTCATCTAGTGTTAAATTTGTTTGTAATTCGTTGTTAATGTTTTCTTGAATTGCCAGCATTTCGGATAATCTGAATTCAAATTCACCGCGTTCATGCTTCTTATATGTTTCCGGTGATACGCCGGCAATGGCTGCCATTTCCGGTTGTGTATATCCTAATAGCCGTCTACATTCGATTAACTTCGGAAACAGATTATGCTTTACGTTCATTCCAGCACCCCCATAATTAACTTCTTCCCCTCTTCCGAAATATCGGCATCTTTAACAAGGCTTTTAAGGTCTACGGCTTCGTACTTTTCGACTTCAACCAAATGGCCGTTATCTAGCATCTTGATTTCTGTTTTCTGTGGCATGTTTAGTTCTGCACGTTTACGCGCTTCCATTAATAGGCCATTACTTTTGATACTTTCCGCAATTTCCATATTTCTTTGTTCGCGTGCTGCCAGTTGCTCATATGCCTTACAGAATTGGCTCATGGCTGCGCTTTCGTTATAACTTTGGCTATTGCGTGGATCAAAGAAACGCCAGATTGTTTTAGCGGCCAACCGTGTAATGCCTTCCAATTCATCAATGCCTTTTTCATAACCTACTTGGCTTGCCTTTTTTCTCACCACTTCCCATGCATCTTGCGCAATCAATCGTTCTTCTTTGCCGTTTACGTATCCGGAAATTTCTGCCGCTTTCTTGCGAATAGTGGCAACGGACGGAAGAAACTCACAAGTATTAACACATTGCTTTATCGCTTCGGCCAATGTTACAGGATTAATATCCTCTAACATAAATGCGTACATTTTTGTTTTTGCTACATCAATATTCGGATATATCAATAATTGGCCCGTAGCCGTCAACGTTTTTGCGTTCGGTTCCCTCATCTGCTCCTCTTTCTACCGCATCAATCAATGCGTTTAGTTCATTGATTTTTCGTTCTGTATCCGTCATTGCTGCCATTTCATTTGAATTAAGATATGTATCGAAATGGCTAGGCGCGAATAATGTTTTAGGCGTTAGGTACTTTTCTAGCTTTGTACCTTTCCATTCACGGCATTTTTTATCAATCACGGTTTTAAAATCATCAACGGTATAACCTTCTTTTAATCGTGATCTAATCGCTTGTACGTACGGTTTAGTTGTTGCCTTAAACCGCGAGCCAGTTTTTAGATTAAGATATTCGATAATTTCAAAGTGAGATTTATCCACATCGTCATGTGAAACATGACATAGTGTATCTATACTATCCTTACCTACCCTATCCTTACCTATCCTAACCTTACCTAACCTATCCTTACCTATGGATACAGTTTGTATACATTCTGTATCCATTCTGGATACATCGCTTTTTAACGTGTACGTTTTATCCTTTTGGATATTGAGTAAATCACGTTCTGGCAAGGTGCTTGGCTTGTATCTATCGTTCTGAATGTAGTTATGAATTTTCCAATCTTTGATAACTACAACGCCACTTTCAAACGGTATAACAAACTGTTTTGCAACTAATACCTTCATATCATCTTCTTTAGCGCCAATCATTCGCATAATTGACTTCGGAGCGTTGATAAAGCCGTCATCGTCCGCATCAAGCAGCATATGAAAGTATAGGTTTTGTGTTGTCGCCGGCATATCTAGGAATGTATCGGATTTGATAATAGATTTTGACATCATTCTTCGTTCTGCCATTGTATTTTTGAATTCCTTTCTTTTAATGCTTCCCTAATTTGCTTGGCATCTACGCCGTGCGCTTTTGTATGACAATCACGGCATAAGCAAGCCAGATTATTAAGATTTGATAACCCGCCGTGCGATCTAAACTCTATATGATGCACTTCGGTTGCCATTGCACCACATAGAACGCATAGGCCCTCATCTCTTTCATACGCCCATTTTCTGGTACGGGCATACAATACATTATCCTGTTTCTTTCGTTTGTTCATTGCCCCATTCCCTTACAAGTGAATTGATGTAATCGTTATCTTCAATCGGTATGTTTAACAGGCTGCACTCATCAACTAATGCATCAATCAAACGCCGCATTTCATCGACTGTATAAACGCTGCTGCCATGATAGGCGCGAACGATTGTATAACCTTCCGTTTTAGCTGGGCCGGCATCTTCTGCGTGCCAGCCTAACCCGTGGCCGTGCCAAATTTCAATAAATCGGCCTACGGCATCGTTTTTAATTGGTAGGTAGGTAAATGTACCAGCTTCTTGAATAACGCGCTTATACACGTCATTTTTTGAAATATAGGCGTTCTTTGAAAGTTCATGCGCTATCTTTTCACATAGAACCCATGCGTATGCATTGGCATTTAATGAACGCCGCTTTACCTTTCGTTTGATTTCGACGATATACTCAACGTTAGGATCTAACTTACTCAACATTTCATCTATAGGGGCCGGAATTAATACGTTCCAGCCTATAGATTTAATTAAGTTAATGCCTTTTGTTACCCATTTCATTATTTGGCGCCTTGTTGTTCAATGAATTTCTTTAACCAATCAAGTGCGGCCACCACTTCAAAGGCATCTAACATCGCAAGGCGTGGTTTTTTAAATTCCGTTGCAATGTATTTGGTGATTTCTGCCGGCGGTACGTTGTTATCTTGCGCAAGTTTACAAAATTCTTCATAACCAGCAACGTGCTTTTCTTTTGGCTTTTCTGCTGGTACTGGTGCAGCGTTTCCGCCCATTGTAAAGCGTACGGCGCCTTTACTATCAACTATGATTAACTTGCTAATGTTTCGATTTTCGTCATAGTCGATTTCTTTAACTGTAAATTTTGCGTATGATTTAGGCTTTCCGTCTTTCCCCGTATACCATTCGTTTTTTTGCAAATTGATATAAGTAAAAGGTGCGGAGTATAATTCCCTTCCGATGCCCCAGTTAAAGCATGCACGCTTAAAACTATCAGATGCTTGGCCCTTTTCTTTTTCCGTATTGCTTTCCGTTCCTACGTCGCTTTTACCAACCCATTCGCCGGTATTTTCGTTATAGATTGAAACTGTGCAATATAATCTATCGCCAATGATCGCATGTTCACGCTTCCAGTTCATTGCGCCTACAACTTCATCAAGTAGTCGCATATCAACGCGTGCATCTTTATATAGCAGCACTACCGCGCCTACGTTTCCATTCTTTTCGGTTAGTGATTGAATACGGCAATCTATTTCATTTGCTTTTAGTGTTCTAAATTCCATGTTTCACCGCCTACTTAATATAGAAATTTTGGTTTACTTTAATTTCTGCACCTTCCACCGTTTCGCCGGCTTTAAGCGCTTTTTTAATTGCCGTTTTATCGGCTTTAATTTCAACTTTTGTAAAGTCCGCTGGAATTACATCAAGATTTATAATTTCAACACTTTCGCTTTTGCGGTAACCAGCTTTAAACGTGCCAACGGTTAGCGTTTCAAGTCCTTTTTCTTTTAGTGCAAATTCAACGTTATTTTTTAACCGTTCAACAAAATTTTCTTTTGTTTTCTTCATTGCGGTTAAACGTTCGATTTCTGCTTTAATACCAGTAATATCGCTTTCCGTATTTTTGATAAATTTACCTGTATTTTCTAGTTTTTCTTCGATTGATACGTTAATCATTTCTAACGTATCTTGAATTGTTTGAATTTCTTCTTCTGTTTCTGCCGCTTCCAGCATTGCGGATAGTTCCGCATAATCTTTGTTTAATGTATAAATGCTACTCATTTTTATTTATTCCCTTTCAAGAACGCAATAATTTCCGCTATGTCATTATTCGTTATAGTTGAACCCATTAAAGAACGATGTTCTCCCATAGTTATATAAATTATTTTGCCTTCATATATTGCGTATACATCATAAGTAAAAAGCGTTTCTTCACCTTTTTCATCGATTTTTCTAACGCTAAAACCGATAGAAATTTCTTCATCTGCTATTTTTTCACATAGTTCTGTGAACATTGCCGAAACTTCGGCTATTTGTTTTTTATTTAATTGCCAGTCAAAGTCCATTTTTTACACCTTGCCACCTTAACGCGCATATGATATTATGCGGTTAAGATGCTTTAATAACTCACTTTTCGAATCTGCCCTTTAGTAATTGCCGTTACTATTGGGCCTTTTTTAATTTATCAATATAGATGCCACTATATAGCAGCGTAATGCCTAATAGGCCTTGCAATATTGCTTCATAGAATGTTAATACGTCAATCTCTAATGATCCCGGCGTACCTAACAACAATACAAAACCCGCAATTTTCATAATGCTAGTCATTGACAAATTCCCCCGTAATCGCCAGTACATCGCTGGTGATTTTTTTTATACTATTTTTTAGTTTTGCATTTTCGGTTTCTAGCGCTTCACACTTCTTTTTTAATAATCTGTAATTGAATGTATTGTATTCGTCATTCACCATAACTAAACTGTGAAT